GTCTACAAGCCCTCTAATCGGGGCTGTAGCGGCTTATCTTCACATCGGAATACCCATACCGCCATCCTACTCAAAAACGCGCCAAAAGGCTTGTATTGAAGGACTCGAACGCCCAACCAAAAAGCCCGACATTGACAACATAGTAAAGGCTGTATTAGATGGGATGAATGGCATCGTCTATCTTGATGACAAACAAGTAGTGGATTTGCACTTGACAAAGGTTTATTCTTCAAAAGAAGGAATAGATATTATGGTGAAAGAAATATGAACTACACTTTATACAACCCACAGCAAGGATACGCAGTATTAAAAGACTTGTGGCCTCAAATCAAAGCCACATTGATGGCAGGGCAGAAACTGCGGATTGAAATAAAACAATCTCGTAGAAGCGCAGAACAGAATGATATGTTTCACGCTATCATTCATAAAATATATATTGCGATGAAGGCCGCGGGTTCAAAATGGACTGCGGACGATTGGAAACGATTATTGATAGACCAATGGGCGCATGAGACTAATCGCAAGATTGGAAAGGTAGCCCCTTCACTTGATGGCGAAAGGGTGGTTCAATTGGGGTTGCAGTCTCACAAGTTCACTATTGAGGATGGAAGCGAGTTCATTGAATGGCTACTCGCATGGTCAGCAAACAAAGGAATTGAGGTAGCATAGAGGTGTTGGTGAAACGGCTTGGCCCCGTGGTGCTTTGGTTCAGTTGCTACCAACCCTGCCTTATGGGGACACCAACAAGGACACATATATGATGATGTTTCCCAAGTACACCTATTACCGGAGCAAGACCCACCTCAAGAATGTGGCATCTTTGCTCTGTCAGCACTGTGGACGGGACGGGACAGTACAAGCGGCACATTCCAATTGGAGTGAACACGGCAAGGGCAGAGGCATAAAGGCAAGCGATATTTATACTGCCGCACTCTGTCAAGACTGCCATCAAGAACTAGATCAAGGAAAACACTTGTCTAAAGATGAGAGAAAACGGCTTTGGATTGAGGCGCACAAGAAAACGGTCTTTACAATGACTCTGTTGGATTTGTGGCCCCGAGACATCGGAATCCCGCTAGAATATGATTAACCGATGCTGGTGGTGTTTCCTCCCACAAGTGAACAGTCTGAGGCCGGGGCACTAGTGGCCCCTCTTTTTTAAGGGTTTATATGACCGGACTTTTAGCCCCCGCTGCTGAGATTTCAATCGAGATCAAACAAAGCAAAGCAATGGATGAGGGCGATTCATGCCCCGTTGCCACTCAAGATGTTGCCGAGAACTTGAAGTGTCGCCAAAAAGCGATTGACAAGGCGATGTATGGGCCGATGAACCCCAACGAGCCAAACAACGACTATTGGCGCAAACTCGGTGAGGGTTGGCGGCTTTCTGCTGGTCAAGCAAAGAAATCAACTTGCGGGAACTGCGCGGCATTCATTCAGACCACTAAGATGCTGGACTGCATCGACAAGGGCATGGGTGAGGATGCAGACGCATGGGATGTGATCGAAGCGGGTGATTTGGGTTACTGCGAAGTGTGGGACTTCAAATGTGCTTCTAAACGCACTTGTTCGGCATGGATTGTTGGTGGCCCCATTACTGATGACAGTGGCGACATGGAAGAAGATTGATGGGTGGCTTGCTCGACATTGACGAACCGACAAACTTGCTCCAACTTAATGAGTTGGATGCTCTTGTTGATCGGTATGGTGTACGCAAGCCATATAAATCAGAGATCAATTTCTTTGTTGATCGTCCGGAAGTTGCAGGGATGGCATCTGAGGACAATAAAATTGTCTTAAATCCTTACAGTAAGAACAGCCCCGAACAGCAGAGATATGTCGCGCAAAATGAAGCATTGCGTTTGTTCATGACACAAAACAACTTTGTGCCGAATTTCAGCTTGACTAAAGAGCAAAAAAACTTTTTTAAAAATACCGAGTACGCTCAAGATGAAGATGCGGCAAAACAATCAATAATTGCGCGATACTTGACAAATGACCCGTCAATGCAAAACATAACGCAAGATCAAAGTTCGTACGCAAAAAAATTGCTTGATATGCTAAAAAAAGGAGTAGCAGAATGATGAAAGTCTCAGACGCAATGCAAAAGAAGATCGGGAAAGTCATGGGCGAATACAAGCGCGGTGACTTGCACAGCGGTAAGGGCGGCAAAGTCGTGAAGAACCGAGATCAAGCACTTGCGATTGCAATGAGTTCTGCTGATCTTCCAATGAGGGGTAAGCGCACCGCAACCAACAAGGCCAAAAAATGAAGGGCTTGTACGCAAATATCAATGCCAAACAAGACCGCATCAAGGCTCAAAAAGCTGCGGGTGTAAAGCCCGAGCGCATGAGAAAAGTCGGTAGTAAGGGTGCGCCCACTGCGGCTGCATTCAAGGCTGCTGCTAAAACCGCAAAGAAATGATTAAGCGCGGCAAAGAATCTTTCGCGGGGTACAACGCCCCAAAGAAGACCCCATCACACCCTACTAAGAGTCATGCGGTGCTGGCAAAGAGTGGGGACGATGTGAAGCTGATTCGATTTGGTCAGCAAGGGGTAAAAGGCTCACCGGACGGTACAAAGAGAAACGAAGCATTCAAAGCCCGACACGCTGAGAACATTGCAAAGGGCAAGATGAGTGCGGCATATTGGGCCAACAAAGTAAAGTGGTGATGGCATGGACTACATCCGACCGACCCCGAGAAACCCCATATATGGGCTATTGGCTGACCAACTAGAAAAGCTGTACTCACCGACCCAAACGCAACAAATGCAAGGGTTGATGCGGCTTTTGTCGGTTCCGGAGGTTTCTAAAACGCTGAATCTGTTGTCATACGGGGAACCGCTAACTACGGGTGCTGGTGGCATTGGCGGCACGACAAGAATAAAGCCGGAAGTGGCAGAGGCTGCTTTGGCTGTGGCTCCTTTGGCGACTGCTGGCGGAAGAATGGCGGCAAGGGCTGCTGATGTAGGAATACAGACCTATGGGCCAAAGCTAGAAAAAGCAATTGAACCGCTATTGGAAAGCCAATATGCAAAGGGCGGCATGGCCCGTCAGTTGATGGAAGATTTGACACAAGGTACACGCAGCAATGTCTATCTTGAAAACAAGCCATTGACCCCTAACCCATTGGTCGGCAAGCGGTACGAAGTTGACTATCTCGGGGGTCTTGCTCCTAAAACGCCCACACAACTCGAGCAATTGCAAGGCTCAAGTCTGATGATTCTCCCGTGGGACAGCACCACACGAAACATGAGGATACGAAGCATCTCTGATGAGTTACTGCCCACTCCCGTAACTACTCAAGGTGGGCAAGACTTTGCTCGAGATTTAGAAAATCTTGCAAACGAGATTGGTGGCGCATCCGGTGAGGCCATTGCAAAACGCATTCAACAGCGAGTAAAGCAAGCCCAAAAGGAAAATCTAGAAGCTGGCGGCTCGGGTGATGTGTATATGTTGCCATCCACCATGTCTACTTATGCTGAAAACTTCTCAACAATGCCAACAGAGATTTTGTTGCAGTTGATTAAGAAGGCTGATTTGCCAAAGTCTCGAGTTGACGCAATAAATGACAGCATCAGAAACTTCAAGGATGCAAAGGGAAACCAAAACTTCACGGCATTCAAGGGAATTGACACGATTGAAGGCCAACAGCAATTGTTTACTGGCGAAGGCATCAACGACACTGCTGGAGAACTCAGAAAAGCATTCGTGAACCGGATGTATCTGAAGGACAACCAAAAGGCCATCAACTTCAACGAAGAAGATTTGGTCAATGCTTTGACCGATGAGGCACTGAGGGGACTTCCAAGAGGTTACACGGGCAATACCATCATCAAGGCCAACCCCGAAGGAATACTCACGCCATCGACTCACAAGTCATACAGCACGAACTTCCCCGGCACTTATGCTGGCTCACTAGAAGGCGGATTACTTGGGAATGTGCCCGTAGAGATTCTGCTGCCAAAGTCATATGGTCGGATTGAGCAAGAATTTGCAGGTAAGGCCGGAGATATGCGGAGCAATGTCATTGGCGCACTTGAAAAGCGCAAAGCCGGAATCTCAGACATTGTTGACCAAGAGATGATCGACAACTACTACAAATTCCTAGAGCAAGAAAAATTAGGACTCTTGGACTGATTCAAGGCTCAACAGATGCGAATGGAGCAACATGATGGCATCTTGTACCAAACACGCCAATTCGTCTGCTGGCAAAGCCTTAGCCTCATCGTCAAACACTGCGTCAATGTTTAACTTGTCAGTTTGAATGATTGTAATTTTCATAAGTACCTCTGAACTAATGGTAGCAAAATGAATGTTAGTAAACAATCACAAAAGCTATGTTAGACTAAAAAGCAACGGTCAACACCAACAAGCCATAAGGAATTGGTAATGCAAAAGCAAACTATACTAACTATAGTAGCCAAAGATAGCAAGGGTGCTATATGAGTGGCGGAAGAATGGGTGGTAGGGCCGCTGGAACGCCAAACAAGGCCACAAGTGAAGCAAGACAAGCCATAGCTACCTTTGTGGATGGAAACGCATGGCGGCTCTCTATTTGGCTCGACAAGGTTGCAGAGGGCGACCCCGAGCATGACATAAAGCCAAACCCCGCAAAGGCGTTTGAACTATTCCAATCAGTAGTGGAGTATCACATTCCCAAGTTGGCAAGGACAGAACACGCCGGAGACGCGAACAATCCCATTGAAATGAAAGTCACATGGGCGCAACCGAACAATCCATCGTAATCCCATACTCCCCGAGAAAAGAGCAATTGCAGATTCACACTCTGCTAGACGCTAAACGGTTCGGGGTGGTGGTGGCCCATCGTAGGATGGGAAAGACTGTCAGCGCGATCAACCATCTGATTAAGGATGCGGTAAGTAACCAAAAGGAAGCACCGCGCTACGCTTACATTGCCCCAACATACGGGCAAGCAAAGCGGGTGGCATGGGACTACCTTACGAAGTATGCAAGACCGTTAGGCGGTACAGAGAACATTTCTGAACTGCGGGTGGACTTTTGGAACCGTAGGATTCAGCTATACGGCTCAGACAATCCCGATTCACTGCGCGGACAGTATTTCGATGGGGTGATTCTTGACGAGATTGGCGACCAAAACCCAAAGATTTGGACTGACATTATTCGACCGTCATTGGCTGACAGACTCGGGTGGTGCTGCTTTATCGGGACTCCGAAGGGCCACAATCACTTTAAAGACCTACGAGATCGGGCAGAAACTGAGGACGGGTGGGG